AATACAGGTAACGCACGAGGCAGTGCAGAAACAACCCGTAAAAAAGTATATCGCAGGGCCGACATTATTAAACTAATGAGAACAGACCCCGAGAGATACCAAGCTTTGTCAGAGGAAATTCTACAAGCATACTCAGAGGGTCGTGTAAAATAATCTAGGAGATTAACATGGCTACTGTACCATATCCCGGCGCCACGGGTATTACTGGCAAAACCGAAGCAGCAACTTTCATCCCAGAAATCTGGAGTGATGAAATCATTGCCGCATACCAGAAGAACCTTAAGATGGTTCCTCTTGTAAAGAAGCTTTCAATGACAGGCAAGAAGGGCGACAAGCTCCACATCCCTAAGCCTACTCGTGCTGATGCAAGTGTAAAGGCTGAGAACGCCGCTGTTAACATCATTGCTAACACTGAAAGTGAACTTGCAATCGACGTTAACCGTCACTTCGAGTACTCACGTCTGATTGAAGACATCGTAGAAGTACAAGCACTTAACAGCCTCCGTCAGTTCTATACTGAAGATGCTGGTTATGCTCTTGCTACTAAGATTGATACTGACCTCCACGCTGTAGCTACTGGCTTCGGTGACGGAACAATGACTCTTTCTCCAACTGCGACTAGCTATCAGAACAGTGCGGCCTTCTTTAACAACAACGGCACTACTACTGCGTTCACAGGACAGGCTCTCCCAGCTAACACTGCGTTCGATGATGGCTTCTTCCGTGACATGATCCAGAAGATGGATGACAACAACGTACCTATGGAAGATCGTTGTCTTGTTATTCCTCCTTCTACTCGTAACTCTATCATGGGTATTGAGCGTTATGTGTCTACCGACTTTGTTGGTGGTCAAGTAGTTCAGTCTGGCCTTATCGGTAACTTGTACGGTGTAGACGTTTATGTCTCTAACAACTGTGCAACTATCGCTTCAGGTAAGCGTGCCGCTCTGTTGTTCCACAAGGACGCTGTAGTTCTTGCAGAGCAACTGTCTGTACGTTCACAGACTCAGTACAAGCAGGAGTACCTCTCAACTCTGTACACTGCTGACTGTCTCTACGGCGTTCAAGCATACCGTCCAGAAGCTGGTTTCATCATGGCAGTTCCTGCCTAATAAACCTTCGGGGTCAGCAATGGCCCCTTTTCTTTTTCTGGTTTTAGATTAGGCAAGAGGAAACTTAGCCATGACCAATTATACAAAGACAACTGACTTTGCCGCGAAGGATTCCTTGCCATCTGGTGACTCAGGTAAGATTATTCGTGGTACAGAGTTTGAAACAGAGTTTGATAATATCGCAACGGCGGTAAACTCTAAGTCAGACGCAAACAACCCAACATTCACAGGCACCGTTACTATTGACGGGCTTACTGTCAACGGCAATACAGTTCTGGGCAACGCCGCCACAGACACTGTTACCGTTACGGCAGACATTGCTTCTAACCTTATCCCTTCTGCTGACGACACCTATAACTTAGGAGCAGTCGGCGCAGAGTGGAATGATCTCCACGTAGACGGTGTTGCTTACATTGACACCATTGCAGGTTTTGCAACAACAGGTAACGTAACCTTCGGTGACAACAACAAGGCTATCTTCGGTGCTAGCTCTGACCTACAGATTTATCATACCGGCTCTCCAAGCTCAAACAGTGTAATTGAGGACGCTGGTGCAGGTAATTTGACCCTTAAGTCAAACGGCGCTGGCATTCATTTTAGAGATGGAAGCGATAATCTTGTTTTTAATGTTGATCTTGATTCCGCAACAACTCTTTACCACAACACAAGCGCAAAACTAGCCACCACCTCCACAGGCATCGACGTGACCGGTACTGTGAAGGCTGATGGTTTGACTGTGCAGGATGCTGCTGCAGGCGGTAGTGTCATCGGAGCAATTAAAAACACTGACAATACGGCGGATAGTAAAGCAGTATTAGAGCTTCTAACTAATAACGGCACATGGGATATATCAGCTAACCGTAGCGGTTACTTAGACATTATCAACCCTCAAAATACCGTGTCGGCGCGTTTTTCTTCCGGAAGTCCGGGCGATTTTCACCTGTTTGAGGACACGGGCACGACTCCGAAGTTCTTCTGGGATGCTTCTGCGGAACGGTTGGGTATCGGCAACTCAGCACCTACTACAGCCCTCGACGTGACCGGTACTGTGTCGGCTGATGCTTTGACTGTTGATGGGGATGCTACTATCGGTCAGGCTTATGGGGGAGATAGAACTTTATCTATAGGCTCTGCTGGCGTAACACATTTTGATGTTACTACAGAAGGCACTACAGGTATCGTAACCTTAAACGCTACTAACGATTCCACAGCAGGTACAATAAACCTACAGACAGCCGACACAGACCGTCTGCTTATTAGTAACAACGGAGACATCAGCTTTTACGAAGACACGGGCACGACTCCGAAGTTCTTCTGGGATAGTTCTGCGGAGCGGTTGCAAGTAGGCGATGGCCCACAGACTATTAACAACGGCGCTAATGGGACATTCACCCCTAAGCTGTCTCATATTGATGACGGTGCCGCTCAAGCTGGCATTGTTGTCGGTACGGGTGGTGCTAAAAATATTCGTGTAGGCTTATTTGCTGACGACACTAACGGTGTTTGTGGTATTTCAACACGATTTAGCTCAGGAACTAACCCAGCGTTTGTTTTTAGAGATGCCTTTAGTGGTGGCAATGAACGCATGCGCATCGACTCCAGCGGCCGCGTCGGTATCGGCACGGACTCGCCTGCATATGCCCTTGATGTAAATTCAGGCACAGTTGATGACACAGTACGTTTTAAATCCACTGACGACACGGTAACTATAGTATTAGAAGATAACGACACAGTTAACGAGATTGAGTCTAGTGCAGTTGGAATACGTTTTGATTTAAGCGGCGCAGAAGCCATGCGCATCAACGCTAGCGGCGACTTGGTGGTTGGGAAGACTACTGTTGATTCTATGAATACTGTTGGCGCAGAAGTTCAAGCGGATGGACAAGTTAAATTAGCGTCTGATGGTAAGTATCCATTACAGCTTAACCGTATAGGTGGTGATGGCGAAATCCTTAACTTACGCAAAGACGGCGCACCAGTCGGTAGTATTGGTACTGCTGGAGGCACTTTAGATATTGGCTCTGGAGATACCTCCCTGAGATTCAGTTCTGGCTTAGACGCTATTTACCCAATTGCTTCTGTAGGAGGCGGTGGTAGAGATGCCGCTGTGGATTTAGGTGTTTCTTCTCAGCGCTTCAAAGACCTTCACCTGTCAGGCGGTGTCGTCTTCGGTACTACTGGCGGTAACGTCACAGGTGCAACGCTGGATGACTACGAGGAAGGCACGTGGACTCCTACGATTATTGGAATCACATCTGGCTCAATTACAGGCTTTACTATTGGAGCGTCACACTATACAAAAATAGGCGATGTTGTTCATGCTTACTGTTATTTATCAAATATTGATATGACTTCATCGACCGTTTCTGGATCTTTTCAAATAGGCGGCCTTCCCTTTACTGCTTCAGGAAATCGTCAGTTAGTTTCTATCAATTACTGTAATATGTTTTCTTTTGATGAAGGAGATATTGGCATTGGTGGATACACATCAAGCACCAGAATAACTTTAAGAAAAGGATCTGGCACTGTCGCAGTAGATGGAACTGAAGCAGGTTCTGCAACAACGGCATCAATTATGGTTGGTGCTACTTATAGCACAACAGCCTAACCCTAAATAGCCTCAGTGGACTCTGGGGCTGGACTAACTAAGGAGACAACATGTCACTAACTAAAGAAACAGTAGCAGACAAGATCGAAGTAGTAGCAACAGAAGACGGCTCTGTCGTTCAAGTACGCACTGCTACTCGTATTGTTGAAGACGGAGAGGTTATCTCTTCAAGCTATCACCGTCATGTAATTAACTCAGGTGACGACTATTCGTCTGAACCCACTAACGTACAGGCTGTTTGTTCAGCCGTGTTTCCGGCTTAAGGGGAAGAAAAATGACTACATGGACAATCGCAACACTAGAAAGAGACTTGCAACCAACAGACATGGACGGTGCAGTCGTTGTGGCACACTGGCGCGCAAACGCATCAGAAAGCGTAGGTGAAGAAACATTCTCTGCCTCTGCATACGGTACTGTAGGTTTCACACCAGACCCTACAGTCCCTAATTACGTCTCCTACGACGATCTAACTGAAGAGATGGTCTTGGGTTGGGTATGGGAGACTGTCGATCAGGAAGCAACTGAGGCGGCTCTAGCGGCTAAGATTGAAGCAGAGAAGAACCCTGTCACTGCTAACGGCGTTCCTTGGTAATGGATGTTATTGCTGACATAGCAAACATCACAACGGCTGTTATTTCAGTAGCTTCTGTTATAGCGGCCCTTACTCCTACACCCAAAGATGATGAGTGGATAGCAAAGCTATATCGCTTTATTGACATCTTGGCTATTAACATTGGCAAAGCAAAACAATAAGGAAGTCGGTATGAATTCTGTAGATGACGCATTAGCACGTTTAGACAAACATGAAGCTGAATGTGCCTTACGGTATCAAATGATCCAGCTACAACTTGATGAGCATAACAGACGCTTTGATAGGCTGGAAAAGATGATGCAGGGTGGGTTTGCGTCTATCTCTGTAATCATAGTTGTTGCTGTTGCTATCTTAGAGTTTGCTAGGTAGCAGTGGATATTAACGAGTCAACAAATGTAACAATCCCTATTCGTAACCTGATTGCTATGGTTGCGGCTACGTCGATTGCTACTATGGCTTACTTTGGTATTCAAGAACGTCTTAACACTATTGAGCATTCTTTTGACAAGTCACAGTTGGAAATAGAGCGTAACACTGAGTTTCGTATCCTATGGCCTCGCGGAGAACTAGGGTCGTTACCTGATGATGCTAGACAAGACATGATGATTGAAAGCATTCAGATTGATGTTATTGGCTTA